GTTTTAGATACAAAAGCAAACCTCTCTTGCGGAGAGAGTTCGTTATCCATCATATAGGATTCTTTAAGTCTTGCTATTCCAAGCTTATCAAAAAGATTATCTCTCTCAGGGTTAATTGTAATACCAAGGTGGGTTATTTGAGACATGTATTATTTTCCTTTGTCATATACCATTTCTAATATCATCTCTGCATAGTGAATTACTTTTCGTATATCCTTCTCGCCATCTCCCTTTGTTCTATGGCGTGTGATATACTTAATTACATTACCTTCCAGAAAGTCAAGCTGGTTAGCATAGATATACTCAACAGGCTGTATTCCACAATCTTTATAATGATTGCCGCCAATCTGTTTGTCAAGAGCTTCTTTCTTAACTCTCTCAACTTGTTCCCTATCTTCTTTTAATCTTTCAAGTATGTAGTCATCCCTAGATTGCATATTAAATCTCCTATTTTCTCTTGAGAATACTGTTTAACTTGCTTCTAATCTCTTGTGGATTTTTAGAGTTAATAACATAAGATACAAACTCCCTAACTTTTTTAGGTTTTAATCCAGCATAGTCACATATAAATTGAAAGTTCTGACTCGTAACACCAATAGATGCAAAGAACCATGACGTAGCTTCATCTCTCAACATTGTTATACTGGTAGATTCTTCATTAGTCTTTGGCTTTGTAGCATCTAGGATGGCTTGGAATACAACTGATAAAAATAAAACTCTGTCAGAATATTTTTTAGTATCATTATGTATATCTAATATATTATCTAAATCTTTTTGGTTCATTATCAAATTCTTGAACAGGTCTATAGAACTTACCACCGACATAGTTATTATAGAAAGCTGGTTCATCTGTACCTTCCAAGGTAGAGGATAAAACATTATACTTCATCTGATAGTAAAGTTCGTAGTACTTTATGCTCCTTTTATTTTTAAACTCTGCTATTATTTCAAACTTAAAATTTCTTTTACCTAACTTCTTAATATCATCCAATAGCAATTTTGAAGAACCCATATATATTTTCCAGTTTGATTCTCTCTTCCTTGCTTTGGAACTTCCTTTCTTTCTTTTAACTTGATGCCAATATTGTTTACAACCTACATATGCTTTACCTGTTTTCTTATTGGTTATAAGATATACGAACCCAAAGTTATCATTAGGGTCTGGCTTCTTACGATATTTCCAGTGCATCTAATGAGTTAGTTCTTCAACTTCAGGCATCTTAGCAATCTGCACCAGATACCTTTTGCCATTTGCATACTTGAATGTACGAACACCTTGCCCTTGATTAGCATCAGACCAACACAACTCCTTGTGTCTACAATAAACACAACCAACAGGAAGCTTATAATTACCAGACTTCCCATCAGGTATAGCATCATAACACCTATTAGGTACGTTGTCTCCTGCCACAATTTTTTTAATTTTCTTAACCCTGTCACCAGCATTTATCATCTCCATTGAATGAACAGGTGTTAAGCAAATCTTACCTGTAGATTTATCTATAGCAAGGAAAGCTGCTTTATCTATGCCATTGGCTTGAGCATACGCAGATATCTGTGCTATGTAACCAAAGGGGTCATCCTCTGCTATGTTATGAGAAGCAAACTTGTCAAAGCTTCTACCAGAAGCAGACTTACAATCAACCAAAACCCCATCAATAATTGCATCCTGATGTCCTAGCACTCCTTCCACTGATACTTCTTTCTGCTGTGCTTCTACTGTGTGACCAGCAACTTCAGCGCAGAGTAAAAGTAATTCTTCCAGTATATAACCATAGAGAAATTTAATCCTTGTGCTTGGTGGTAAACTTTCTTCAGTTGTTTTTGTATTAACATCATACCACAACTGCCTGTTTGGTTTACCAATACCAGACAACCTTAGATGACCTTCTCTTGGTTTGCTATACATAAATTCTTTGATATGAACTTTAAGCATATCGCCAAACTTATCTATGAGTTCATCTACTTCTTTTTCATTCCTTTCTATAGGAGTAAGATTAAAGAGTTCATATATATCTTCTACTAATGTTTCAATATTTTTCATAATAAAAATAGGGTGCCGCACTAACCCTAATGCGACACCCCATCCTCACTTAGTTACCAAATGGGATATCATCTGACATTTCAGTAGAAGAATTATTAACGTACCCACCTTCTACAACATCAAAATCTTTATCACCATACTCAATCAACTCTACCACTTGAACTGCCGCAAGGTCAGCCGACTTACCTGACTTACCTGCATAGTTCCACTCATAGGGAAGGGCTTTAACAGTTACTACGCTGCCATTTCCAATGAGCTTATCGTCCCAAGAATTGTTTCGGGAATCGACTACAACTGGTGCTTTACGAGGACCATTCTTGCCCTGCACCTTACGCTTCAAGGTAACGAACTCACCTCGTTCATCATCCTTGTTTCGCACATTCAAACCAGCTTCTTCAACCAAAGCTTTAGTATCAGAATCAAGGCAAAGGTCAAGTTGCCAAGTAGGTTCAAAGGTGCTGTTAGGCTCCACTACTGAAGCCCAATAACATTTACCAGTAAGATATAATGGTGTAATAGCCATTACTATTTTCTCCTTGTGTTTATTGCTACACTATCGTAGCTGTTGATAAAAAGTTTATAACTACTCAAACGCAATCAGTATACACGAACTGATTTATGTTGTCAAGTGTTAATGTGTCTCTGCCCATGTCTTACCAACTTTGTAATCACAGTCAAGCTCACATTTAACTTCAAGTGTTTTCTGTGTCTGTGTCATTGCCTCCTTTGTTAATTTACAAAACCTATTTACATCTGGTATAGCCACTTCAAATTGATATTCATCATGAATTGAAGCAACCAACCTTACATCTAGGCCAGCCTTTATGACTCGCTCCATGATATGAACAAGCCATTGCTTACATATTATAGCACCAGCACCTTGAAGTAAAGTGTTTAATGCCGCATGTTCTGACCTAATATGTAGTAATCTACCATCCAATGCAGGTATGGTTCCACCCTTAGACCATCTCACTACATTCTCTCTTAATCTTTTTAATGCTGGTGTACGTTCTAAAAACTTTTTAATAAGCATTTGCCCTGCGGCTGGACCCTTACCAACTACATTACCAATCTTAGCTGGCCCTGCACCATAAAGAAACGCATAGATAAAAGTCTTTGCTTGTTCTCTAGTCCTTAGTCCAGCGGCTTGCTGATTAGCTGTGTGTACATCACCTGTCAATACAATGTTGGTATACTCAGGGTCATTCATGTAGTGTGCCAAGCATCTTAATTCAAGACCACTGGCATCAACACCTACCAAGCGATATTTAGTCGTATCATCAACGCCCCATAATCCCCTAGATTCTCTGCCGTAGCTACTAGAGATAGAGGGAACTTGTGCCATATTAGGTACTGCATGTGCCATCCTTCCTGTTATGGTACGCAGTGTCATTACTTTGCCACGTACACGGTTATCTTCTTGGCATTCTGATATCCAAGACTTTAATAAGCCAGTGCGTTTCTGCAATAGGAAATACCTGTTAAACATTTCTGCCTCTGGCATTTTAATTTTTGATAAGACTGCTTCGTTAATAATAACATTACCCTTATCAGTAAACTGCTTTGGTTTCCATCCACGTTTCTGCAGTCTGTCAGCTATCTGTTGGCGACTGCCAATGTTGAATGGTATCTTCTTTGTCTTTGTCTTTAACTCTACTATAGTTGGTTCAAATTCTTTTTCTGCTTTACGTTGTAGCTCAGATAATTCATCTTGTAATTGAGCCAGTAATATTGTACCATCTTTTAGATTAAAAGCAAACCCATTCTTTTCTTGCTTATCTATAATGGCACGTACATCACGTTCTAATTCATAAGACTTGGAACTAAAACCATTACCTTCTTCTTCAAGTTTCTGAGCCAATAATCTTGTTACTTCTGTATCACGTTTACAATACTCCAACATCTCTGGTGTATATTCTGAGAAGTCATGGAAGTCACCTTTCTCATAGCCAAGTCTTTTGCCCCATGCTTCAAGCGAATGACCATCATCTCTAATAGGGTTATATAATTGAGATTCAATTAGTGTATCACGCACTTGATTTAATTTTATATTGGAACCTGTTAAACGGTTCAGGACAGGAGCATCAAAGCTAATACCATTGTGCATAATAAAGGTATCAATTTGATTAGACCATACCCCAAAGTCTTTACACTCCTGTCCTACCCATGTCTTAACTTTATTTGTTTTATAACTTCTCGCTACAATACAATGTATCTTTGTTGCATTTAAACTATCTGTTTCAATATCAATTACTGCTTCCGTCATGAGACTTTTTCCATATCATTGGAGGCTTATTAAAATACTCACTCTCTAATGCGTGACTTAATTTAATCCTGCTAATCACATCCTTCCTGCCAAATCGTTGATACTTCTTGTAGATAGCTTGTGTTGAATTGTTTACATATTTATCAGATACAGAATCTAAACAAAACTTTAGTAGCTTGTCCCTATCAATAAAAATATATTCATCTTCTTGCTCAAACACAATATAATCTGCATCACCATAGAGCCATCCCCTATTTCCCCTGACGTTTTCAAATTCTACCCACGTATACTCATCATCAAACTTTGCATTAGAGCGTGATGCTTTCTTACGACTCTTAACATCTACTGAAAACGACTGACCATTTTTTTCAAGATGAAAGTCTATATGCTTAAACATATCGTCGTTTCGCGTAGACTTAGTAACTAAATAATTTTTACTCTCAGCTTCTTTACGAAAGTTATTTTCTGTAATCCAACCATTCATTATTCATTCTCCACAAAGGGGTTGTTAATCTCAGTCATTCTACCAGTTTCCTTATTGTAATGCAAGTAACAAGCAACACCTGTATCACCAGTATATCTGTTCTTTAGGATACGTATGGTTGTAGTGTTGGCTTCTGTTTCATCATCTGCTTGCTGGTTTCTTTCCAAAGCTACAACACCATCAGATAGATGTGCAATAGAAGCAGAGCCGCGCAGATGAGAAAGGGATACCTCACGTCCATCCTCATGTCCTCTATCACCTGCTGGCCTACGTAGATGGCTAACAAGTAATAATGATATACCTGTTTCTTCCACAAGAGAACGTAGCTTGGTCATTAGAATATCAATAGACTTACGCTCATCACCCATATCCTCTTGACCTGATACCAAAATAGAAAGATGGTCAAGTATTACCCACTTGCATCCTAAAGCCTTTGCCATGTACCTGACACGAGATAATATTTCTTCATTGGATATTGACCCAAAGTGGTCAAAGGCAAAGAACCTACCGCTATCAATTGTCTTGGCTTGAAAGCCTCTCAATTCATCCATTGTAAATTGATCGCGAATCTCTTTAATGTAAAGCCTAGCGTTGGCCTCGACACTCATGATGTTAAAGGCTGTGTTACGCACACTCTCTTCCATTGCCAACACACCAATGTTATCCTTGGTGTTCATCATGAGATGGTGCATAAGTTCTCGCATGATACTTGACTTACCCATACCAGCCCCACTGGTGAACGTAACAAGCTCACCTGTTCTCATACCATAGGTCTTCTCATTGAGACCAGACCAAGGATAAAGACAAGTCTCACAATAGTTCTCTTCATATAATGAATCACCAAGATCATTAAGATTAATAATACCAGCAGGAGTAAATGGTTTAGCTGCCCACCAAGTTTTCATGAAGTCTTCTGACTTACCAATCTTGAGATATTCATTAGCATCCTTTAAATCCAAAGACATTATCTTACACTTATTGGGTTCAAAGATTGCAGCTACATCATTGGCAGCTTGCCTACCAGCTTTGTCATTATCAAAGCATAAGACAACATTATCAAACTGGTTAAGGTATTCAAAAGACTGCTTACAGTTTGATGCCGCTGATGCCGCACCATTCTTGAGAGATACACAAGGCCATTTGGAACCCATCATTTGATAGGCACTCATGGCATCGACTTCACCCTCACATACAGTAATGTACTTACCTTTCTGTGTGAATATATTTTCACCAAACAATCCAGCAGAAGTCATTGGTCCCTCAGACCAGAATCTTTTATTGGATGTATCGCGTACCTTACTACTAATATGATTACCATTCTTATCAAAGTATTGATAGATATGATGGGTAGTCATTGATCCCTGCTTTTTTGTTAGGGTATTATATTTCTTGGCTGTATCTTTAGTAATCTTACGATCAGGAATATCATTGTATTCCCCACTAACATTATTTTTAAATGAGTTATTATTATTAACAAGTGGTATGGTAGACATATTATTTAATCCTTTTGGGAAAGTATGATGGTCACAACTAAAGCAATGTGTCTGTCCATCAGGGTAGTGGTGATTGGCATCTGATGACCCACACTTAGGGCATGGGCCTTTGTATCCGTTTTCTTCTGGTTGCATTGCAGTTCCCTTTCTTAATAGAATATGCGACAGAAGGTTTTATTTTTAGCATATAGCATAAGTTAGCTCTATCGTCAAGCTCTAACTTTGCTTCACGTTTAGTTCTAAAACTTTTAATGAGTATATCTTTATAATAAATATCATACATCTTCAAAAGTTTCTTTCCATAAGTTGTCTACAAATTCTTCCTTATCCTCCATCATTTCATTGAGTTCTAACTTTGCAAGATACCTTGCTTCTTTAATATCATAGCCTTCTTCTTTGTATTGTTTAAGAAGAGTTCTAAATAGAGACTGCCTATCTTTTTGCCAGAAATTTTTAGTCATTACTTACAGCATCCTCTTCCAAGTCTTCTATAAATTTCATGACATCATCTCTATCCATAGGATCATATCCATTATCCAACATCATATACCATAAATCAGCAGGATATCCTAGAGATTTTCTTAAAGTCTCTTGTCTTTTTTTCCAGTATGAATAAAAATTAATTATTTCTGCTGTCATCTAATTCTACCCATGCACTACCACTCACAATGCCATTCTCCTGCTTTGCTTTTGATAGCTCTTCTCTAAGTTTTTTAATTGTTTCTTCTTGACGTTTTAACTGTACCTTGAGGGTACTTACATTTTTATGTAGTTGAGAAACTATAGCATTATATTGACTAATGGAGTCTGTCAATTCTAATCTCCCCTTCATTTGATCCTGCTGGCATATCAATTCCTAAATCATTTAAGAATTTAATTGCTTCTACTTCTGTTTTAAATTTCATTGGAAAGCCAGTAGGAGTTGTCAAGATATCAAAGCAATCAAAGTTATCTAAATCTTTGTGTGCTTCTTTAATAATATCTTGAACAATTACAAACATAAAATTTATCTCTTGTAAAATATGTGCTTACCTATTCTCACTATTCTCTTTAACTTTAAAGACCAAGAAGGCTCGACATAAACTGCGTGATAATGTGTAGCACTCTTAATAGTTTCTATTCTAGCTCCACTTAGGATCATATTGGCAACTGTAACAGCATCCTCATAGGCCATTATGTCATACATCTTCTCGTTCTTACCATCACACCAGTAACTAAATGCACACTTGTTTTTAACTGGATTACCTTTCCAGTATACACCTGCTCTTACTACACCACAGATAGTATCTGGATATGAGTTACTACTCAGCCTATGCATCACAACGCTACCAACAGCAAGCTGACCTATAAAACTTTCTCCTCTTGCCTCAAAGTATATTGTTTGAACTAAACACAACTCTTCTGAATTTAAGTTACGTTGTTCTGGAATGTACTCTGACTGTGCCAGAGCAGATGTACTAAAAAATAATATTAATAATAATATTTTATACATTAAATACTAATCCTTATACAAACTGACGTTTCTTAACAAAGTCACCTAATTCTCTCTCAGTAAAAGCTATTTCTTTTTCAATCACAGTTTTTATAGAGACAAGACACTGTAACTTCTCAGAATAATCTAGTGATTTATATCCATCTTTCATAATTAAAGTAGGACTCCCACTAATTTTATTTACTTCCATTAAAATAGACATTAGTTTCTCCCTTGTCCTTGATACTTTTTCCAACTCCTTCGCTTGTGCTTATTGGTTGGACGCGATCTAACAGAGTTGCCAATAGAAGTTTTTTTCTTGACAACTTCTTTATGTTCATAAACTTTTATTTGTTTCTTAGCCATTATCTACACTACAAGTATGGACCATATCTAAAAACCCATTTATATCTGACAGACTAACTTCCGTTATAGAATTAATATTATAGCCTGAACATTGGAGTACTGTCAAGATATAATCTTTATCTACCTCTGATACATCTTCATAGCTTTTATAATTAATACTCATCTTCCATACCCTCATCTACTTTTAGAATAATATCTTGGTCGCCTTCTTTACCAAGTGGATATGCATATATGATATCATATATTTTACCATTTGGCAACTCCACTTTAATATTTTTATCCAGTGCCTTATCATTCTCATCATAATAAGTAAAGAGTAAGTTACGAATTAGTTTTCTGTAGGTAATATGTTCAATCATTTTTAATCCTTCTCTTTGATATGTTTACTAGTTTACTATTTATTTCACTACCTATAAACTCTCTTCCTAATCTGTTTGCTACTACTCCCGTAGTACCTGTGCCGCTGAATGGATCATACACTACATCACCTTCATCTGTAAAGTTTAAAATTATTTTCTCTACTAACTCCTCTGGAAACGTAGCTTTGTTACCATCGAAACTTTTATTTGATCTTTTAACTCTCCAAATATTATCCAGTGTACCTCTATCAAATCTACCTGTTCTATACTTTCTACTAATGGGATAATCGTTATCGAATACTAATATAAATTCTGTGACACTATTCATAACCTGCGTCATCATAGCTGGTGGTCCATATCCCTTATCCCATACGATTATTTCCTTGAGGTTATTGGCAAACTCACCAATCATTTTAAAGATAGACCTCTTTGATCCTGTAACTACTTGTACATTATAGAATACCAGTTCACTTACTCTTAATAGTTCTCTTAGTATTTCTGTATGTAGTTTATTGTATTCCTCTATTGGTAAGTTATCAGGGAAGTCTGAATACTTTGTAGAAAATTCTTCCTCCACTATTTGTCTTGAACAATACTTACCATTACGAATACGCAGGTTCATGTTGTATGGTGGTGATGTAATGGTGGCCTTGACTTGACCACCAAACATATTGTTCATTGTTTGTAAACAATCTTCGTTATGTATAACCCACATAATTTTTCCTTATCTCTATGCTGCTTCTAGTTCTAGCCACTGAGATGAGTCCAACATCTTACGAACTCTGTCTTCACGATTAACTCTTGTTACATGTTTTCTACTTCCTGCCTTACCATTAGTAACATGACTTGACCATGCCGTAGCCGCCTGATAAGCAGTCCACAGTGACCCCATTGTTTGAGTACCATACTTTTCATATAGTCCTTTACCATGTACATGTCTATTCTCTTCATCAAATGTTTTCATAAGATTAGATAACATTACTTTGTTACCTACATTTTTTCTAGTAACATTATCAGTACGCTTGGCAAGAGTTTTAGTAAATAGTTGGATGGCATCCTCACGTTTTAAGGGAGTATTAAACCATTTGTTCATCCTTGCAAGCCCATCACCTGCTATGTATTCAGAGGCAGTTCTTATCTTAGCACCAAATGAAACAGGGCTGAAGTTTTTGGTATGCCTACCATATACATAAGCTAACTTGTTACCAGTAATCAGGGTATTGAAACAGAAGAATCTAAACAATCCCATCATGCCGTTATTTGCCCATGTCCCATCTTGGCTAGTACGAAACTTAAACTGTGGGACAACAAGACCTTTACCATCTATATCCTGTGCATGTGCAGGGAACTTTGCAGTCAATTCTATCTTGGCTCCGCTATCATATACATTAGTGGTAAACTCTGCATCAGTAAGATCAAGACCAGCTAGGTTTAATGCTTCTTCTATTTGGTCTACGATAGAAATGTATTGTACAATTTCATAGCTATCCTTTACAATGGCGAGGGGTTCTCTCGTATCTTTACGTCTTATACCTACACCAATGTTAGACGATAACTCCTCACAAAAAACAGTACCATCAGGACTTTCATTGATTACTTGAAGAGGAAATTTCTCTACTTCAAAGTTAAGTTTATCACGATCAAACATAATTATTCTCCTTCAATATTATTGATGTTTTCATATTAGTACCCTTCTATCTTTTCCCATTCTTGGGCAACCATCTCTACTGCTTCAAGTTCAGTAGTTTCATTATCAGGTTTACCCTGCTTCAACAGGGTTGTCATTGCTGATTCAAATAATAGTTCTTTAATAGCATCGTTGTGTATATTACTCATCTTCTTTTCCTTTCTCAGTTTTAAGAACCCATAACCCTTTAATATCATTAAGAAAACTCATATCTTGATTGTTATCAACCATACATTGCAAAGCTTCTTGTAATGTCATATCCCATCGGTCACTCATTAACCACTCTAATTGTTGCCAACCTTCAATCGCTACTGTTCTATCACTCATCTTCATCTCCTAATAATAGTCTAAGTTGTTTTGGTTTAGAATATATTTCTTCTAACTTTGGATGTAGTAAATCTTGAAATTCTATATCACAAAAGTTTCCACAGTCAGGAGCTATCTCTTTTAATTTTCTTCCAGCATCGGGGTCTAACTCATCTAAAAATTTATTTCTTATACAGGAATTACCTACTACTCTTTCAGCCTGAGACATTCTTTGAAACACATCAGGAAAATCTTTTCTTATCTTATTCCAGTATCCCATTCCACCTTTGACACAACCAATACAGTTATTATTTCCATAACCTAGCGTATACATCTTGGGTCTTTTTATACCTTTACTCTCCAAGAAATAAAGACATTCTGGTTTAGTCATCTTACGTTCAATCAGGGGAAACAAAGGCTTTGACATTGGGTACTGCTCTCCAAATCTAATGGCCCTGTTAATTTCTTTCTTAGAATATTCAAACCCAAATACTTGACCTTCATATTCAACTTCTCTTTCTATTTTTTGTCGTACTCTTTTCTTTAAAACTAAAGTACATCTCGCACCACCAGGTCCATTAACATATTTATCTTTTAAGATAACATCAAACTGATTGTTATAACCTTTGGCTTGCCATGTTTCAATACTAATTCCATACCACTCTTCACATTCCTTTTTAAATCTTATATTATCTTCATGTGCAGAGTCAATATGAAAATACATAGGGCGTACATTCTCTTTACCAAACTCATCTATTGCAAGTTTAGTTGCTACTGCACTGGTAACGCCAGCACTCCACCAACATATAATCATTCGACTATCCTATCTTCTATGGATAAAAATCCAGAGCCGTTACCTTCAGGGTCACGCTGAATCCATGCAATTTTTCGTTTGGTTCCCTTCAATAAAACTAAACCTTCCCATATATCATCGGGGTCACTATCATCTTGAGCAATACCTACAATTTTATAACCAACAATTTTTCTGTACTCATCAAAGAAACTACCATCATGTATATTACTCATCTTCAACTCTCCTATTTCGTTTATACTTTTTAGCACTAGGCACTACACGTTGTCTATACTTATTATTTTGTAATGATTTAGCATAGGTATTTACTTTCTTTACTCCATGTTTAGTGTTGGACTTCCCCATGATAAATTCTTACCCTCTAATATTTCAAGTTTAATAATATCTTTGTAGTTTTCACGAACCTCTTGTTCGTTTTCATAACGCCACTCTTCCTCAACAAAATAGCTCTTGCCTGTACCTTCGCACTCGCTACATACCTCTTCTCTTTTGCTTGGGTTATTGTCAGTAGTATAGCCTTCACCGTTGCACCACTTACACCATGTTACTATGTGCCACCATTTATTATCAGTCATTGGTCAACTCCATTTGTATTCATAGCTGTAATTATATTCTGCATCAAGCGATGCCCAATGGGACTCATAGGAGTGGTCCCAATTTAGGCAATCTCCTGTT